GGAACGCCTAGCTGCAACGTGACAGGAGGCGCTTCTGGAATGGCTGAACTTCCTGGCGTCATCCAAACTCGCAACTCTGGGATCTCAGGAGTATTGATCCCAATAGTGCGAACTTCAGGCATTGCCCTGCAATCTTGCGATCAAACGATCCAAGTACCAACTTGCCTTGCCTGCATCCTGGAGTGCATCACCCTTGTGCCACATCCTCAGCAAATACTTGAGTGTCTGACCCAGTAAGTAGCCGCTGACAGCATCATCAGCGTCTTTTACTGAGTCCTCGATGATCTCAATCACTTCGACTCGGCCTTGGTTGTAATGGGACGGGGAATTGATCAGATCTGACATTAAAAAGGTAAAGCAGGACCGGTTTCAGCTGGCAATACAGGGATCATGTCTTTGACTTGACCTGGCATTGCACCTGTCACCGCTCCAGAAACTAACTCACCGACCAGAGTCTTAGCTTCGTCGATTGCTTGCTGTTTCAATGTTGGCAATTGCATGAAGCCATAGATGCCAGCACCTAGTACCGCACCACTCATGAGGAAGCTGAGTCCTGCGAGCGTGTTAAAAACTTTTTGCATAAAAAATTCCCTAGCAGTGTGAGGCTACTAGGGAACGCATCAGAAGTTTAGATCAGAAAACGTATTTTGCTCCGAGCTTGCCGCCGTAGCTGTTGTTGTCATCACCAGTGATGCCAGAGATTTCGGTGTAGAAGATGAAAGCATCGCTAGCAGCAACAGATCCGCCGAGCTTGCCTGAAAACTCCATGTCAGAGTCGCCACCATCCGGTTGGACCACGGCTGGTCCCCCCTGCACGTAGACGCTGTAAGAGCCTTCGCTGTGCTCAAAACCCAAGTGCATGTCAGTCACACTGCCTGAATAATCAGTGCCAGACCAGCCAGCATTGGCTTCAACGTTTACATAAGGACCGGCGACAGCAGCAGACGCTCCAAAAGCAAGAGCAGCCGCAGCGCAAGATAAAGATTTGATCATGAAACTAAGCAAAACCACTCAGAGTTTACTTGCCCTGACCCCTAGGTAGCTTCCTCCCGTGGGACGGTTTGGAATGCTTCCCATTACCCTGCCGGGTTTTCTTTGGCTTGCCCTTAATAAAATCAACCTCAGATGAGCCGCTGGGTTTAGCCATCGATGCTCATCGTGTTGCAGTGCTTGTTCATTAGCCCTGTATAAAGACCATGCATTGGATGATCCTTATCGTCGCGGCCTTCGTACTTATACAAGGCTTCAATCCAAGCTTGCTTGTTCCGCATCACTGGAACGTCTTCTGCTCCAGGCTTGCTGGGGATCATTGGGTCAGGTCGGTCCATTCTCACGAGGATTGATTGCTAGAAAACAAAAGCCGATCAGGTAGAAAACCCCGAGACCGGCTAAGGCTGTGATGGCCATGTGATGCTATGCGGGAAGTTGTCGCCAGACGTTATGTCACGCAAAGCTTGACGATATGTTTTCCAAGCAGTTTTCTTACTGGTCGTCAAAGGACTGTCGGTCAGGATGGTCCAGTCACATTCAGTAAGCTTTCTGTTTCGCTCTTCACGAGCATCATTGGATTTAGCAGTGGTTCGCTCTGCAACTTGATCAAGCGTTGCGCTGCTTTCAATCCATTGCTCTTGCCATGTCCCACCGTTATTACGCGCTGAACGCTCATAATTCTTGGTGTGGTCGTCAGTAGGTGGAGCGACCTGCGTTACAGGAACACAGCTAAAGGCTGCTGCGGTTTCGTTTGAAATCGTTCGAGAGAAGCTTGTTCCCGGATTGTCAATCCGCAAATCCGCAGACGAGTACGGATACCGTTCCAGGTTGCCGTCTTTGTCGAGCTTGGCGTAAAACATCAGAGTGCCTCCAATTCGGTGATTTGATCCGCGATAACATCACGAATGATGATTGATTTAAGTTGTTCGGTTTGACCAGATATGAGCATATCGGCTAAACGATCACGAAACTCAATCATGGCAGGATTATCTGCGTACTCAGCGTTGATTTTATCAATAGCGCGAGTGTAGTTGTCGATGTTAATCTGGTAGTCCAGAATCTCATTGTTGCGGGGCTCAAGAGCTGATTGAAGAGTTTGAAGTTTGTTCATAGTAAATAATGTAGCATTAAGGTTAAGGACTAAACGCAATGGCGCTACCAGAACCAGTTACCGCATCACTAGGATCTGAATATTTAGTACCAAAACCTGAAGACCAAGGATAAGCAACGACGCGAGGGCTATCTCCAACAGCTAAGGCCACATCTGCGCCGTCAGGACTAACGCTTACGCCAAAGACATTGTTGCTGTGAATGCCTCCCGGCGGAGTACTAGGGTTTGCATACTTAGTGCCAAAGCCTGAAGACCAAGGATAAGCAGAGATATTAGGATGGGAAAGATGTCCTACAAACAAGTCTGAACCATCAGGACTCCATGCGCAACTGAGTCCATAAAATGTCGGCAAAGAACTAGGATCTGCATACTTAGTACCAAATCCTGAAGACCAGGGATAAACACTAATGTAAGGGCTGTTATAATGCGCAACTGCTAAATCTGCACCATTAGGCCTAAAGGCAATGCCTCGGCCTTGACTACTAGGCAAAGTACTAGGGTTTGCATACTTAGTGCCAAATCCTGAGGACCAGGGATAAGCAACGACGTAAGGGCTACTTTCAACAGCTAAAGCCACATCTGCACCATTAGGGCTAAAATCTAGGCTTGTAACAGTACTTCCCGGCAATGTTGAAGGATTTGAATACTTAGTACCAAATCCTGAGGACCAAGGATAAGCACTAACGTAAGGGCTGCCAACATGTCCTACGATTATAGTTGCACCATCAGGGCTAAAATGCACGCTGTATCCATCGCTTGCCGGTAATGTTGAAGGATTTGAATATTTAGAGCCAAACCCTGAAGACCAAGGGTAGACACTAATAAAAGGGCTGTTGCTATGAGCTATGGCTATAGTTCCACCATCGGAACTAAAAGCAACGCCTCGCCCCCTGCCTCCCGGCAATGTTGAAGGGTCTGAATACTTAGAACCAAAGCCTGAAGACCAAGAATAAACAGAGACGTAAGGGCTGTTGTTATGCGTTATGGCTAAATCAACGCCGCCTCCTCCCACTGAGCCCGCAGCCGCCTGAATCAGTCGTTTACCTAACATCAGGCTGCGCTCCCCACATATGCTCCATACAGCGTAGTCGAAAGCTTCCAAAACACCAGAACGTCATTAGCAGTCAGTGTTGGAGCGGCATTCCCTGATCCTGTTGCCCAAGTAATTGTTGGCCACGTCACTGTGTGACTAGCGCCGTTAATAAGATGCAAAACAAGCGATTGGCCGGATTCCAATGAATCTGTAAACGTTGTATTGCCTCCAAGAGTTTTGACCTGAACTGATCCGCTTGCAGGGTTAAGAGCAGTCCCTGTCAGCGTAGAAGTCCCCTCTTTAATCTCTGCAAGTGTTGTCTGACCAGTAATGACAAGCGTTGAATCAAGCGTTGCCGCTCCTGTAACATCAAGCGTTCCAGGAATATCAACATTGCTGGTGAACTCAACACCAGAACCCCCAGAGTCGGTCTGAAGAAGTTGGCGAGCGGTTCCATTCGCAAGCTTGCTAACCGCAATCTCTGCACTCCCGCTGATGTCAGCGTTGACGACAACGCCTGATCCAATTGCTGTAACGCCAGCATTCGTAATTGTCACATCGCCAGACATTGCAACGCTTGTTGCGACGTTGCTGCCGTTGCCAACAACAATGTTCCCGCCAGTCAACGCAGCAAGCTTTGTATAGGCAATGCTTCCGCCAAGCATCGCATTTGTAACCGTTCCAGTATCCCCAGTAGTAACGGCAGTGCCAGTCACGTCTGGAAACGTAATCGTTCGATCAGCCGTTGGATCGGTAACCGTTAACGTAGTTTCAAATGCGTTTGGTGTAGCGCCCTCAAGAATCAGCGTTCCACCAGTGCCAACCGTAACGTTGCCTGTGAATGTTGGACTAGCTGCCCCGATCTTTTCGGTATCAAGCTCTTCGATTGCCGCCTGAACGTTGGTCGCAGAAATGTTTCCAGCTGCGGTAAAAGCAACGTTTATAGCCGTCTGTGATGTAACCGTGTCTGAAACATCGATCTCGGTATAAGTTGTTCCGTTTGACAGGAGAAAGTCAGGCGGATTTAACGAAACAGTTGGCGCAGGAGCAGTGCCCGTACCAGCTTCGCTAACAATCAGGTAGTAACCACTGTTTGCCGCTGCTGCTGCCGGTAACGCATTACCAACAACAAAACCTTGAGCTGTACCTTCTGCAGTGACAGTAGCAACCTTGTTTGTGGCTGCGTTATAAGTACCAGCAAGAACAATCTCACCGACGCTAATACCAATCGGCTGCCAAACGTTGCCGTCCCAGATGAATATGTCTCGACTGATCGAGTTGAAATGCAGCTGGCCAATAAATTCAGCTGTTGGCGTTGACTCTCCAAACAATGCCGTAGAACGATTTGCAAGCTTTACGCCTGTAACTGCATTGGCGGCTATTCGTGCAATATCAATCGTTCCGCTTGTTAGCTTTGCTGCCCCGATGTCTGGAATGTCAGAGGCGACAAGCGTTGTTCCAGAAGTAACGTGCCCTTGAGCGTCAAAAGTGATTTTCGCTGCAGTCGCTCCAGTAACACTGTTGGTGTGATCAAGCTCTCCAAGAACGCTTACCGTTAAGCCTGTCCCAGGGAACATTGCACCCTTAGCACTTGCAGTAGCCGCAGGCATGTCGCCAGCAGTAATTGCTCGACCAGCAGTGACTAAGCCATTTGCGTCATATTTAACGACGTTATGGGTTGATGTTTCTGCCGTGACGGTGTTATCAATCTTGATAGTGTCACCGGTAAGCGCCAAGCCTGACCCGTTGACCTGAACCGCTCCTTTTGCACTAGATGTTGCAGTTGGCATGTCACCAGCGGCAATCGCTCGATAACCAGCTGCTCCACCGGATCCTGTAGGACCGGCAAGAAACTCAGCAGCTCCTGTCGTTGCATCAAGTGTTGCGCTGACAGTTACAGTGTCGCCACTTGTGCTTGTAACAATATTGATAACGCCAGTAGTGCTGCCATTAACAACGTTGACGGAACCAGCGCCTTTGACGAACTTCCACTCTGAACCGTTCCAAATATAGATTTTATTGTCATCTGTATCCAATGCTATTTGGCCCGTAAACGCACCAGCGCCGGGCAGCGTCGTAACTAGATCAACAGTTGATTCGTTCCCTAGCTTTGCTGCTGTGATCGCGTCGTCAGCTACCTTTGCAGTGCTAATCCCAGCATCAGCAATAGACGCTCCAGCAATCCCGCCTGCACCAAAAACAATCTTTGCGCCCGGAATAGTAGCGTCAGCAATCAACGTGGTGGCATTCCCCACCAAGTCCGTGACCGTAATTCTTTTAGTCTCACTGGCGCTGCTGTCAACAATTGCCAGCTCATCAGCAGTAGCAAGATTGGCACCTGCCAAGGCTGCTAGCTGAGAAATCTTTAGGTCAGCCATTGGCGGTTAGTTCCCCTTGGGTCACTGGTCAGTTTCTAACAGCAGTTTAGCTGCCGCATCCTGATCCAAGAGTATGTCATCTGCATCCTCCTGCAAGACCTTATTGACTGGCTCAACTTCCATCCTGGTCTCAATAGGACCAGTCGTAATAAAATCAGCCGTTATCTCAACGACAGACGATGGAGTGAACTGCACAGCGCAGGCCGTCAACACTCCCGTGAACTCGTACCAGATCTGATCGTCAGAACGATCCGCGACACCGCTTGGGTTATAGGTGTTCGTCTTTAGGTAAAAACGACCTTTGAAAGAACTGCCGACTCTGGTCCTAAGCGCGAGTTCTAGCAAATAATGCGGCAACTCGTTTGAAGTGTCGCCTGTGTACTCCCACTCGCAGCTCATTCGGCCAGAGCCAGACATCAACGTAGAGATGCGGCTTCTAAAATCATCAGACAGCGTTGTCGTGTCTACGGTTTCTCGCTCAGTATTCAATTCATACTGCTTTACGCGGCCTAGCACTCGATACGCAGTGTTTTCAACTTTTACTTTTATAGGGATGTCGTTACCAGGCGCAGCAAGAGCGACTGCATTCGCCGATCCCCCATTAACAGCATGGGCAAAAGTGTCATAAAGACGGATGCCGCCTAAATCGTCAACATAAATAAACTTCTTGACACCGCTTGCCGAATACCCAGAAATAAAATCAAGGGCGCTATCATCAGTACTAAGAATTTCAATTTGATCACCAGTTAATAGCTGACCGTGCTCAAAGTCAAAACTAAATCTTTTAGCCGAAACGTTTACATCACTGGTGTTAATGACAGAGCTCAGCTCGCTTCCGCCAAACTGACGTTCTAGCTCTACCTGCCCAAACGTACCGAGATAAACAGTCATGAGATCGTTGCAGTAGCCAGT